TTTTCCACCATCAGAACTACCTGCTGTACTTGCAGTTATAACTGCTCCTCCACCATTGTGAGTAGAAGCAAAAGCAGTTTGAGCCATCGTAAAAGATGTATTTGGCTGTTGAGCAGCTGCAAAGTATGTAGCACTTGACGCTGTTTCATCCATTATTGTTTTTACTTTAACATAAGTTGATGCCATATTTTTCTCCTAATCTTCTAGGCTCCCGAAGGAGCCTAGAATAAGATTATTATCTTTGTTGGATTGTTTGAATCCAATCTGTTGCTATTTGATTAGCAGTCGTACCTTTGTTTTCTATGAAAACTTTTAGTTCTAATGCTATATCATCTGGAACAGTTGTAGCTGCTTGAGTTCCAACACAATTACCATCTAAGTAAAGTTTATACTGAGCAGAAGTTTGATTCATTTCAGTACCTGCAGGTTGAAAATGAAAACCTAGTCTAACAGAGTTAGTAGGCATTTCAAATGTAGTTGCATCTTGAGTTGGTATAGTAGAATCAGCAAAAGTATAAGTACTTCCTGCTGCACTATCTTTCATATCAAAAGATACACCCGCACTATTTTTTCTAGATAAGAACTGAATAGTAGTTGTATCCTCTAAGTGAGAGAAACCAATACAATCAGTTGGTACAGTTGCTGGATCAACAAATGCATTGTCAGCAAAACCAACAAAAATGTTTGCTTCAGTTACATCTGTCATAGCAATTCTAGTTTCATACCACCATTGCTTATTTGCATTGTAGTTCCAAACTTCTTTACCAGAAAGTCCAGTAATTTCTCCAGCAGCTGGAGCATCATCTCCAAGTCTTAGCCATCCACCAGCATAATCTACTAGTTGATAGTCTGAACCTCCGCCAGATGTTACATCCCAATCACTTGCATTATAATGAAGCCAGTCGTTTTGATAAGCAACTTCTTGATTATAACCTCCAGTAATTAGGGGTTGTTTAATACCACTAAATAGGGAAGTGTTTCCCGATTTACCTCTAACGTTTGTTACGCCAGTTGAAAAGTGTGTAGTCATATTAATCAGCGCCTCCTCGCGCCAGTTATTCTTACTAAGCAAAGAATAACCAATTTTATGATTTAATTATCTTAGTAAGTTATTTATATAGCAGATTTTAGTGGAGTGCAAGCGATCCTTACAGAAATATAAGATTTCAGCGATGTGGCGTTTATTTAAGTAGCCACAGAAACTTGTGGGGCGGCGTTATTAATTGCATTTTCTCTATCTGCAATCTTAGATTCCTCGAGTTTGATCTCAGTGATAACTTCTTTAATCTTTTTATCAATTTCGACCATATCCAAAGTATATTTACCAAACTGCTCATACTCTAGATGCCACCTCAACTCCAAGGACCTCTTTTGTTTGTATAGGTCTTCGACCATCAACAACCTCCTCATAGGTTATTCTATTTATCTTAGGAGCCATCATTTCTCCAAGATACTCCCACTTTATACTCTTATCTCCTAGTTTGTCAACTATAGAATTTTCAATAGATTCAACATTATCTTCCGCTAACACTTCAAATGTAGCGTGATATTGATATGCATTTATTTTTACTAGGAATTTCCTCATATTTCTCACCTTATTTAGAAAATGTGGCGGAACTGTGTCCCGCCACATAATTAGTTTAGATTACGCACCTTCAACGCCGAAGATACCTCTATAGTCAGATGCGCCAAAAGCGTATCTTTCTCTAGCTTTGTATCTTACGTTACCAGTATCAAAGTCTCCTTCCATTGACGTAGTCAACGGAGTTCTTGAAAACATTTTCATACCATTAGGAACGTCCGTGATAATGTAAAATGAATCAGCGTCAGTTAGGAAGTTGTTCACTCTGTAACCTTGAGGAATCATTCCCATACTGTTCACCGCATTTATGTCATTATCAGCTGTACCAGTTCTACCTTGAGATTTCATTAATCTCTCAGCATTGAACTGGTTTGCAGAAGGAACGATCATTTTCACTCCTTTAGCTGCAATTCTTAAACCTCTCTCGTCAGTCATAGCCGCAATGTCAATTAACGACTGCTCTAACGAAGTTTCGTTTAAGTCAGCTTGTGTTGCTAAAGTGTTTGAAACTGTACCAGCAATTGTAGTGTGGTCAGTTGCAAATAAGTTAGATCCATCACCTGTTTGAAACGCTGATGCTGCCGCGATTGACGGTAGACCATTGTTCAAAGGTGCTGCACCTTTAACTTCTTTAGCATTGGACATAGATCTTGCTAATGCTTTTGTATATCTAGAAGAAAGTCTGTCATAAAGGTTGTCCTCTATTGCTTCTTCTGTGATTGCAAAAGCTAGTGCGATCGTTTCCATTGTGTAACGTGCTGTGTAAGTTTCTTGCGCTTCATCGTAAGCGATTCCTGCGCCTTCCGCTTTCACGTCAGCATTTGCGAATCCAGATAACATTACTTCCTCTTCGAAAGCCCTGTCACTTGATTCTGTTACGTATATTTCAGCGTGTTGATTTTCGTAACGCTTGTACTCCAGGCCGAATAGTGCATTCAAACCTGGCTCTAGTTCTTTAACTAGCTGTGCTCGTGATATTGCCATTTTTTATGCTCCTATTATTATGCGCTATCCTTAAACTCGTTTAGATTAGCAACAATAACAACCTTGCAGTAAGCTGCAGTGATGTCTTCGTTTTCAGGGTCTTCAGCGACTCTGACTAATCTCCAAGTGTAATTGGTAGCATGTGTAGATCCAATATCTAAAGTATTTGTTGATCTCCCTGTAGTAGTACTTCCTGCTGCTGAATTCAGACCATATGTTTCCATAAAGCCTGCTTGAGTAACAGCAGCGTCCGTAAGGACTGTGTACTCTTGCCAAGGGTTATCGTTTACAAAACCTTGAATATTTTCACTGTTCGGCGGAGTAACTTGTGCATAGTAATTGCTCCATGTCGGCTTCAACGTAGTTGGCGCCGTATAGAAACAACCATTAAAAACACCGATTTGGCTACCCGTAGTATTAGACGTTCCTTCTACGATATATCCACTCGCTGATTTAACTGGAGCACCTTGGTAGATGCTAGTTGATTCATTAGATTGGATAACATATTTAGATTGTCCACCTGTCGCTGGAGTATTCCCCAACGTCATACTAGGTGTTAAACCATTACCGGCACTTGCTCTATTTGCCATAGTTTATCTCCTTTTGTCCTCGAAAGGACGGTTTATATTAATTCGGATAGTAGGGAATTGGTTGTTATCCCGAGAAATAACTAAAAAACATTACTTCTTTGTACCACCGAAGGTTTGCTTCGAATTCCTATCAATTTTGATAGGCATTCTTTTGTCCTGATCCCTAAGTAAGTCGTTTTCGATTGCTTCGTCTTGACCTTCAGAAAGTTTTTTCTGATAATCAATTCGCTGCTGCGCGAGTTCTTCGGGTATCCTTGCCAGGAGAAGGCCTCCTACTCCTATGATTCCAGCGTATTTACCGTCTGTCACAATTGGATAATCTGAATCTTTATATTCGTCAGCTCTCACTAACTCATATCCAGATCTCAATCGACCATGAATATTTTTCTGGTCACTGAAACCTAGTGATTCAGCTCTGATCCATCTGTGCCTAAAGCCGTCTGGCGCTGGCGGTGCATCAAGAGATGAAGGGGGCTTGTACTCTTTAGGACGTTCAGTTTTTGTCCGAGTTTCGGCCGCACGAGAAGTTTTTTTATCTTTTATCATATTATGCTCCTTCCGTGAGTTTTACTTGCTTCGCATATTCTTCGAGTGGCACGCCTAATTTTTTAGCTATTGCTACTTGTGATGACGTGAGTCTCACTTGTTTGCGTCCTGTTTTTGCGCTTCTGTTAGCCGAAGCAACCGACTGAACGGGTTTGGACGTTGCTTGTGTTTCAGTATTACCAAATTTATGACCAAAGTCAACCCTAATCCTTTTATCAATCTCTTCATAATATTCTTGAGATTTAGGATCATAGCCTTCTTTTTCCACTAGATCTTTGTGAATTTCGAATGCAGTGAATGTCATAGCTCTATCTGTACCGAACCATCTATTCTTTGCAGCCCAATCTTCAGCCATAGGATCTGCCTGAGGCATTTGTTGTGGAGTCTCAGTTGGTAATTTACCACCGTCTGACAGTCTAACAGGATCATCCTGTTCAACTGGCGTTTGTTTTCGTTGCTTGATTTTAGCATTCTCGAAAGCTAATTCAGCAATTCTTTTGTTAGCTTCGACTTGAGCTTTTGCATCACCGGCTTCAATTGCAAGCGCTAATTCTTTTTGCGCTGAATCCATTCCAGTTTTTACATTTTCTTCAAATCTAGCTGTATAATCAGAATCAATTTTTTGAAATCTTTCCTGATCAAGTTTTCTTTTTTTCTCTACAGCTTGAGCATATTCTACAGCAGCAGCTTCTCTACGTTCTGCTTCTCTCATCTTACGAGTCAATTTAGCAATACGTGCTTGAACACCTTTACTGTAATCCTCTAACTTAGAGTCTTCTTTTTTTTCTGTTTCTTGTTCCGTGGGTTGTGTTTCTTCTTTTACTTCCGTTACTGTTTCTTCTTTCTCAGGAGCTGTATCAATTACAGCTTCATCTTTTTTTTCTTCTACAGCTACATCGACCTCTGGGCCGGATGTATCTATATCAACCGATTTTTCACTCGATTTTATTTTTTCCTCTTCTGGCATAGTTTCTCCTTATCTATGTTAAAATTTGTGCAAAATATCTGTTGGATCTTGCACAGTTGCTAGTACTTCGTCATCGTTTAAAAGACGAACTTCCCCACCCTCAATTTCTATTCTAGATCCTGCGTAACGTGCAAAGATTATCCAATCTCCGACCTTGCACCATGGACCTTCTGTAAATCTCTCTTTATCTGAATAACAATCAGGACCCATAGCAAGAACGTTTCCGCATTGCGATCCTACTTGTTGTCGTTCAATTGTTTCTTGTCCAAACAAAACTCCACCTTTAGATTTCTCATTCATTCTAAATGGTAAAACTAAAAGCCTCCAACCAGTTGGTTTAGGAAGTTTTGCTTTTTCGTTTGTAACTTCTTTTTGTTCTTCTGATTTTTTTAACCCGACTAGTTCTTTATTCGGGGTTATTATCTTTGGGTTTTGACCCGTTGATATTGATGACTGTGCCTTTGCGCTCATATTGCTCCTTATCGTTTAGCAGGTTAGAGATTTCCTGTCGCACTGATTCCAGCGCGTTTATTTGTCCTATTATATACTTA